GGTAGCACTTGAGGTAGCGCGGGGCGAAGTCCTCGACTACCAACTACTTATAAATGCGTCCGGTCTTAGTGTTTTGGAGCTCAATTCGGTTGAGCAATTCAAAACCGCTCTCGTGAATGATGTACTTAAGGACCTTGATTAGAAAGTTTACCTTCTTCTCTTCGTCGCTCAAGTTCTTCAAAGCGTGGTACGCGGTAGGGTCCGCGCACCCGCTCTGATTGAAGTAGGGATTTTGCATTAGTCATTCCTTTCCATAGGAACCTCGCAATGACCGCAAATAATGCTCAGGTCGGCAGTAGTCTTAACCTCCTGACCGCAAAGCGGGCAGATATAGCGATGAGGCTTTTCGCGTTCAGTCTTAGCTTTAGCCTCGGGCATTACTCTCGCAAAGAGGACCTCAAGGGTAAAGCCGTTGTCTTCGAGAGTTTTCTTAAAGGCCTCAGTAGGATTCGTATGGGAGTAGCCAACTGTGCGGTCGTAACCGATTTCAAGGTCTCTTGCCTCAGCTTCAGCCTTGAAGGTCTTGTTGTGGTAGCGACCCTTCTGACAGGTGTCTGCGATTTCATTCACGAGACAGTACAAATGGACCATCTCATGGCACATCGTCGCAGCGGTGTTGGCAGAAGGACGATTGAGGAACTCCGCGCCGATATTGATTTCATACATAGCCTCGCTCTCAGATTTCCAAATCTTCTTAGTAGAGCAATGGCCATAAGCCTTAGGTGTAGACTGTACCGTGATGACCGGTCTCGGCAGCTCGCCGCCGAAGTAGGTCGCATTCAGAATGTCAAACAGACCTTCGAGCTTACCTACGACGTCAGACATTTTCATAGTCTTAGGCTCTTCGGCAGTCTCTTCAACAGGTTTCCACCAGCGCTTAAAAGTGTTGAGGTTAACTTCCTTGTCGCCGTCCTCCATGCGAAGAATAACGACGGTCTCCTTAGTCTCGACCAGTTCAGCGGTCATATTATTACGAGTGTTCTTATACGTCATTGTATTTGCCTCCTTTTATAATTCCCAGTGTTTTCCAACTGACAATTATATTTTACCGTATTTAGTAAGAAAAGGGAGCGCGCTAAACAGCCGGGATTCTGCGGATTTTTCGCGAACTTCCTATGCGTCTTTACCGGTTTCAGTAAAATCCTTGACTGCGAGGTCAAATTTCTCGAGAATCATATCAAGGTCGGTACCGTTAAAGCACGCAAATCCCTTTTCTGCGTCGAAGATTGCTTGATTGAAGTCTTTGCGCCGTCGGTCGTGATGAGGGCTGTCTACTGTCAGCCTCTTAACGAACGCGGCACGTAAGCCGTCATACATTAGCGCTCTCCTCCTTGTCTGGCTTAGTCAAGTCCTCGGGGCTACAGTCGAGGGCTTTAGCCAGCTTGATGGCAGTTTTGAGCGCAATGTTTTCAGGCTTAATAACGCCATGCTCAATCTGCCAAATTTTCTGATAGTTTACGCCGCTCGCTGCGGCAAGCTCGTGATAGGTGTAGCCCTTAGCAAGCCGTAAGTCTTTTAGACCCATTGAGTTTTCTCCTTTCTCCGCGGGGCACGAGGCCCCGCGGATTCATAGAATCAAGATTAGATATAGAAGCCGAAGCAAACGCCCCCTGAATTGCTGGCGAAGTAGCAGCTGGCGCCGCCGTCGCTGCCCACAATGCAGAAGCTGGTGCTGTAGCTGCCATAAGGAGTACGCTCCCACCACCATGTAGCGTCGCCGTCTGCGTCGAGTTTTACGCGGTTTGAAGGATTCTTAAAATACTCAAATTGCATTCCGCGGTCGGGCTCTTTTTCAGTCCAGTTCTGCTCGCCGAAGATTTCGACCTCGGAGAAGAGCCAGAGCTTGTCCTCAAAAGTATGTGCGCCGCTGCCAAGAGTACGAGGCTTGATAATCGCATGAAGCTCGTCGGGAAGAACAGCGAAGACCTCTTCATTAAGATAGCGGCGCATTTCAGTTGCTTCCCAGCCGCCCTTGTTGGTCCAATCGTTGTTCATGCGGTGCTCTTCGCGCAAACAGTTTTTCAGGCCGATAACGCCTTCGTCCATAACGACAAAGGTAACCTCTTCGCCGTTCTTAAGTACCTCAGAGATTTCGTCTCCTACTCTGAGAGCGGAGCGGTCAAAATCCGCCCAGCTAAAATCTGTTGTTGTTTTCTTCGTGATAATTGCCATAGAAGAATACCTCCTGTAAATTTTTATATTGCTTATAAGAGCGTCTTGCCCTTGAAAAGCCGTCTGACAGTCCATACGCTGGAGAAGTACATCGGCGTAAACCAATAATTCTCCAGCGTATCATTTGAGCACATGGGCTCGGTCAAAGTGTTTCCTATTTTAATATAGGCCGCTGCGCCAAGTAGCGAGAGTTGTATGTAGCACATCAAGGCGGTAGTGTAGTCAATGTCCTGCGCTACGACGAGTACGTGATTTTGCCAGTTGAAGCCAACCTTTTCAAGTCTGCGTCGCGCTTCATGTATTCCGGCAATCAGAGTAGCACCGGCGCCGCAAGCGCAATCATTTATTGTGATGTAGCCTTGCTCTTCAACTTGCGGCACTAATTCGCCGATACTGATTTTAGCCATAAGTTCGCAGACGTGATATGGTGTGAAGAATTGGCCGCCTGCGTCATTGCCGAGGCCGAGATTCATAAAGATAGCACCGAGAAAGTCCTGCTCGGGATTTTCCTCAAGAGCCATTACCGTATCAGCCGTGAGCTGAGGAAAGACGCTACGCTCCTGCTCGTTGTACTTCTGAATCGTTTTCAGGTAGAGCGCCTCGCGTTCTTCATAATGAGATTTGTCTACCGGATTCGATAATGCACAAGCGAACATGACGACGAAGTCTTTCCATACCTCCCACGGTGAAAAGCGGTGGGTAAGCTCTCGGAAGTGCTTTATAAAAGGTTGGTCACTCTGTGACCCTACACGCTTACTCATACCGAGACCTCGAATATAGCGTATTCTGTATAGTCCTCGTCTCTCCATACATAATCGCGGAGGGGCTTAGGCGTTACCTGAACAACATAAATCTTCATAATGATTTGCCTCCTTGTTTTTCCAGCATTTGTCAGCTGACATTTATTATTATTATGTCGTGTTTTACTGATTTTGTAAGCCGACGAAACGCACAGACTTTTACTGATTTTAGTAAACACATCTAACAGGGTTTACTTTTCACGGTTTTCGTGATATAATATATAGTACACTCTCGAACTCAGCCGGCTTTGCAGCCGGCCGAGCTCTTGAGCGCCGAGGTTAGTCGTCGGTTACGTATTCATAGTATTCGGTATCGCTGGCGAAGAGCATGTACTCTCCGTTTACCAATCCCATGAATCCGTAGGCGGTGTAATAGCCGTCCATGATTGGCCTCCTTTCTGAGCTCTTGCTGTTCCAGCAGCATGGGCTCTTTTTATTTGTCAAGCATTTCCACTTGACATTATTATTTTACCGTGTTTAGTAAGAAAAGGGAGCGCGCTAAACAGCCGGGATTTGGCGACAATTTCGCGAACTTCCTATGCGTTCTTACCGATAATAGTAAAAAGGCCGAGACCGTCCCATAAAGGAACAGCCTCGGCCTTTATAATTAAAGAAGACTATTTACTTTTGCCTGTACTTCGGCGTAGTTATAACCGGCAGCTTCAAGCCGCTTTTTACGGTCTGCGCCGTTTCCCCATTTGCCCTGAATCACTTCGCGGGCAATCTCTTCAACGGTTTTCTTCTCCGCAGCGACGGCCTGCCCCTGCTCAGTCGTGATATAGGTACTAAAGCCCGCAGCTTTCAGCTTAGACGCCATAGAGATAGCGTTAGACTTCTGGCTGAACGCGCCGACCTGAATCTTATAGAGCTTACCGACTTTAACCATATAAGTGTCAAAGCCCTTAGCCTTAACCTGAGCCAGCATAGCATCTGCATTAGCCTTCTTACTAAAGGCTCCCGTCTGGACGCGATACAGGACTCCAGAATCGCCCATGGTGGGCTTTTCAGCCTCAGCACTGGTATTTATACTCCCAAGTCTTTTGTTGACCTCAGAGGCAATCTGGGACATTCTGGAGTAGAGATAATCGCCGGGACAAGACTTGTTTGCGTAGTCGCGGTGAACGGTCATATTACAGCCGTTTCTGTGATTTACGCGGTCCGTCTTATTGCCGGACCAAACGAGCTTTTTAATGCCGTTGCGCTTGCAAATATCGGTCACGAGGTCCAGCATTCCGGCATAGGCCCTGTCATTTACAGCGTAGGGGTGGGTAGTATCGCTCGCGACCTCGATAGTAATTGCGCGGTGGTCATTTGCCGCGTTGGAGGAGCACCAAGAGCGGTCTTTTTCCTCGCAGTACATACCGATACGACCGTCAACGCCGACGCCGTAGTTAGAGGACGCTTGACGAGAAGTCGGGGCGAATACGTTGCCCAGAGTCTCAACGGAGCACTGACCCACGACACAGTGAATCGTGATAGTATCAATGGCAGATTTACGAGGGCTCGTCTTATTAGGCGAGATTTTGGTATAGCTTACAAGAGGGCTATTACTCATTGCCTGCAAACTCCTTTCCCAGTTCATAGACGGCAGCCTCAATCATAGCGTCGAGCTTATCAGCGTCAACGGTGATATTGCGAGCTGCCAGCCATTCCAGTACGTACGCCTTCTTTTCTTCGCCGCGCCCGGAGCCGACGTAAATCTGTTCGGCGGCGGCAACGGCAATCTGTACCCAGCCCGCAATCTCGGTCTGCTGCTGGGCGGTAGTCTTGCTCTTGATATAAGGAATCACAATGGCGGTAATCACCGCAGCGATAAGAGCAAAAACAGCCTCGATAATAATGGTAGCGTCAAACATGTTTTAGACCTCCTTTGAGTCGTTATATATTTCAGGCCCGTATTGTTTACGGAGCTTGATTCTGTTTTCGGCTTTCGCCTTACTGTAGTAAAAGCCGGTCGCGGTTGCGAGTTCCGCGAATACGGCAGGAATCAGATAAGCGAGCGGCGTTGTATCGCCGGTTTTCCAAACAACCGCCAAAGTAAAGACCGTCACCACGAGAGTGACGGCCCCTACACAGGCGAGTATGACTTTTGAAAATTCGCGCTTTTTACGCCTCATCAGGCGGCTGGACAGGCAGCTCTAAGAACTTATTATGGAGGTCGTCCATAACACCGTTCTCGCCGAGAGAGTGGTACTGCTTCCAGCAGTTTTCAAAATTCTCTCTGGCGTAAATAGGAGCGTACCCGCGTTCCTCCCACTTATTGAAGTCGCTTATCATCTGGCTCCTGAGTAATGCCTGCATACCGGCCTT